CTGCTCATCGTCTCTCCTGATTCGCGGGTCAATCTTGCCCGCCGTCAGGCAGAAACTCCACTTATCGCACTGTTCAGATTTGCGGGGCCGGCTCAGCCCTCACCTTCGCAATCATGGTTGCGGTCAGGGTTCTCGGATACGAAAATAGCGTGTTGGGAACGCTAGGCGTGCTGGTCATTTCGCACGTCATTGGAGGCATCGCTAATGTGATCGTGGAGTGGCAGCATCGCCAAGAAGCTTATTCCGCAGAGCTGGACCGGATACGCCAATGGCGAGCGTCGCAGCCCGACCCATTTGGGCGAGACGTTTCTGACGATCCGACGTCCTTAGACGATCGGATAAAAGCTGCTCTGTCAGAGCATTGAAGTTCGGGTCATCCATCCTGCGCGTCAGGAGTGGAGCAATCTGCTCATAGGCGTTCGCATAACGCTGAGCCCTTGCTCCCTCCAAAATCGTCTGCGGCTTCATCCATTCTGGGATGAAAGAGGCGGGCTTGGTGAGATCGAGGCCCGAAAAATAGCCCATCTCGCTTGGCGCCGGCAGCATGGCATTGACACGCTCCTTTTTCGGAGTGGTCTGGCTGCCACCGATGACGTTTTCCACCTTGGCTTTGCCGAAAGCCTCTGCCTCGAGATCGCGTACCAAGCGATCTGCCCGCTGCTGCCCGAACATAAGTTCAAGCTTCGCCCGTCCTGATTTGCTTAGCAGCATGTTGCGGGCCGTCGTGTCGCCCCGCACGCTGTTGTCGATGACCTGCTGAATGGCGTCGCGGGCGCCCTGAAGGCGAGCGGCCTGCTCCGGCTGAGACAGGTTGATCAGCTCGTGGGCCAGTTCGTCGGCTCGAGTACCGCGCGAGAAGGTCTTTTGCCCTTCCTCGATCTGATGAAGCAATTCGGTATGATCCGCATAGGTCTCGCGGGCCTGTTTCCAGATCTTTCCGGCCGGAGTCTTGTCTATCTCGGTCAGCATCTCGTTTTTGAGGTTCAGAAGCTCGCGAGCAAGCTCCTTATCCGGCTTGCTCTTATCGAGAGCCTGAGAGATGCGGCGGTCAAGACCGCGCTTCACATAGTCCCACGTCTCAGCGGTCGGGAATGCCTTGTCCTTACCAGGCGTGAAGAAATTGCGGTTGATCGGATTGCCAGAAATACCGGACAGTTCTTCCGCCAGGTCGAACGCGCCCGCCTTTTCCAGTCTCGGAATCAGAGCCTTGATTTCCTTTGTCGGCTGCACAGCCATGGTGCGGAACTGCTCATAGAGCGGATCGGCGCCAGTCGCCCTCGCCTGCTCCACCGCCTTGGACAGATTGGCGATGTTAACCTGCGGGACCGTGTTGCGGTTCAACGACTGCTCAATGCGGTCTGCCTGCCCTGCGGCGCGCTGCCGGTAGGCTTCCCGCACGACCTGCTTGTGAGGACCGGGAATGTCGGCAAGCCCTCCAGCGAGGTCCGTGGTGGCTTGGTTGACGTCCGCCAACATACCGGATGGGCCGAACTTCTTCTGAGCCTCCGCTATCGACGCGGGGGTTTCGCCCTCCACAGCATTGACCAGCATATTCCGACCGGTTGAATTGACCCTGCAAGTGGTCCAGACGTCCGTGGCATCCAGTCCAATAGAGCGTTGCCGGCCTTTGAGATGCCCTCACCAACCATGGGGCCGGCCGCGCCCCCAGCCATAGCAAGAGGCACTGGGCCGAAAAATCCCTGATCCAAAGGATTGTTGCCCTTGAGAAGTTGGTTCGCAGTTTCGAGCGCCCCCATGCCGGCAGCCCCCTGATAGACGCGGGCACCAAGAGAATTTCCGGTCAAGCCCATCATGCGGGCGCCGATACCGGTCTGGGACATTGGCCCGAGCGCCATAGTGGCACCGGTCACGTCAGCCACAGGTGCCGCGATCGGATGCTCTTCGCCGTAGCGACGATTGGCCTCGTCCTGGGTGGCGAGGTTTTCGCTATAGCGCTGGCCGAAAGTCTTCTTGCGAGCCTCTTCGCTCACTAGGGGCTGAACAGCCGCTCCGGCCGCTGCGGTCGCCTTGTCGAACAATGGTCCGACAACAGGAATGCTCGAGACCATCCGGTTATTGAATCCGGACATATCGGCCACATCACCACGCGGCCGTGCCGGGCTCACATAGATGCGCTTCTGGGGCGTCTCGGAGGCGATAACCTCGCCCTTACGATCGTATCTGCTGAAGATATCGTCGTCGGACGCCGATGCCGGCGAAGCCGATTTGGCGCCTCGCGAATAGCGGTCGAAGATAGCATCGTCACTCATTTCGTAGCTCACCGGCCCATCGACTTGCGCCGCTCTTCCATGCGCAGATGCTCGCGGATAGCTTCCTTGCGATTCCACTCGTCATCGGAATCAGAATCGCGGGGACGGTCATCATGGCCGCCACGGCCACCCAACGGCTCAACCCGGAGCGGCGTCTTCGTCTGCGGGCGTTCAGCGGGCCTGCTCGACGCGATCTTGTCCATCGCAATGGCACGTTTGGTCGGCGTCATGCCCATGAGTTCGTCGGTCTTTTCGAGGTCCTTGCTAAGCTCGAAAAGAACACGCGCCGGATCTTCCGTCTCGAGGGCAACTTGCAAAATGTCCATGGGAATACGCCCATGGTCATCAAGCAGGGCCAGATCTTGTTTGGCCGCAAACCATTTGTCGCCAAAAGTCTTCTGGCCCGCTGCTTCGACGGCGTTGCACCGCGCGTTGAAGTCTTCGGCCGCAGCCTGCTGGCGGATGACAGCCTCTGCAGTATCGACCTCAGCCATTAGGCGGCTCCGGGCAGATCGGAGCCCTCTGCCTTCAGAGCCTGGGCCAGAGTGACGCGCACGTAGTCAGCCCGCGACATCATGCGGGACGTGGCCGCGCGGTCGACTTCACGCGCAAACGACTTGGGGACTCGAAACTGAACTAGGACGTCAAAAGCAGGACGCTCGCACAGCATGGCTTGCACCATTTGGGTTGCGGGCATTGCCACGCGCACAGCGATCCTGCGCACGCGAGCGACAGCCCACGGGAATGTTTTAGAGATGGCTTACCTATTGTTGCCCAGCGAACGCCTTACACGCAGTCGCACTTAACCCAGGTGTCTGCCGAAGCAGCGGGGGTGAGGCTTGTCCCACCATCAGAGCGCGCCCCGTTTCGCGCTCGCGGCTCCACAGCGAGCCAGGGGTTACGAGGTGATCCAGTGTGGCCAATGCATCAGCCGGACTGGAGCCTCAGCCCTCTCCATCGCCGGGAAGAGGAGAAGAGCAAATCTAATCTACCACCAATACTGGTGAATGCAAGTATATTCAGAAGGAAATTTTTCGAAATTGCGTATTTGGAGAAAAATATTCTTAGGTAGATGTGGCTCTACTTTAGTATTCATGTCCGGACATTTTCGTTAACACCGAGCATGGTCGCTTCCACCAGAGCGGGAGCACTGCAGATGGCATCCAGCGGCAAGTTCGTCGCTTACTATCGGGTCTCGACTGATCGCCAGGGGCGCAGCGGACTTGGCCTCGAAGCGCAGCGCTCCGCGGTCGCCGCTTATCTCAATGGTGGCAATTGGAGCATCGTCGCCGAATTCACCGAGGTGGAGTCCGGTCGCAAGGCAGAGCGGCCCGAGCTGGACAAGGCACTTGCCGCCGCTCGCCTGCATCGCTGCCCGCTTGTCGTGTCCAAGGTTGATCGCCTGACCCGCTCAGTGGCTTTCCTGAGCCGCCTGCTAGAGGCGAACGTTGATGTGCGGTTCGCTGACCTGCCCCAGATCGAAGGCGCCACTGGGCGTTTTCTGCTGCAGCAAATGGTCGCCGTAGCCGAGCTGGAGGCCGGCATGATTTCCGCGCGCACGCGTGCTGCACTGGCAGCCGCGAAGGCGAGGGGCAAAACACTCGGCGGCCCACGCATCCGCTCCAAGGACGGCAAGCCGGTGGTTATCAGCCGGGCGGCTCAGAAACGCGGCGCCAACGCCAACCGCATGCGCGCCGTCGATCGCGCGGCCGACCTGGCTCCAACGATCAACCAGATCCGTGCCGACGGCGCCACGACGCTGGCCGCCATCGCAGATGGCCTTAACGCCGCGAGCATCCCAACGCCGCGCGGGCTAGGTCGGTGGAGCCCCACGCAAGTGCAGCGCACCCTGAAGGCGCTCGAGGAAGCTCAGGGGCCGGCCTAAACGTGCGCACTAGTCACTTTTGCCCCCTCGGCACGGGAATGCATCGTGTAGCGCGAACAGCAGCACAGTTGTCGGCGGGCTAGACCTTACGCTGGGCGTTTTCTTAAGAAATTTCGCCATTACGGCGATGTACTGAGCGTCGACCAGACCAACGTTTTCAGGTGGACAATAAAAACCACGTTGGCCCTGCGACCGTAGCAGGCTGTTGTACATACTGACGCCATCGCCAACGCCCCCTGAGATAGAGCCGCAGCGGGAGAATGTCGCCCCCTTGCGTATAAACGTCCACCATTTCTCCAGCGGTCTCATACTCGGTCGCTCGCACGGGGACGGTGAGGATCGCCAATAAACCCGCCAACGCCGGACAGCCACCCAGGGAAAGACGCAAAAACAACACTCCGCAAATTCGAAGCATTTCAACCCCCACCTGAAATAGCGGCAGCCTACACGTTTTTACGCTGCGTGGAAGGACGACCCCCTAAAAGACAGCGGTCGGCGCGAACCGTGATTGCTCTCAGATGCCAAGCCATTTGTCTTTCAGACGTTTCTGGCGGCCCTCCACGTTCGCTGGTCTGCTCACTTCCCACCCCACTCCCTGTTCTCAACATCCAAACTTATCGCCAACTCACCTCAGCACTCACCGCAGGCGTGGGAGTCTCATACCGGTTACAAATAAACCTTCGCTCGGCTACGCGGTTTGTCGCCATTGTCCCTTGCGCGCGCGAATCAAAAGCGCGCGGCGGGATGTCCCTACTAAGAAAGAGGCCAAATTCTTATCTGTGTGATGTGTGCGCAAGGGACTTTGTCGACAATCTTCTCATGCTGTGGAGCTTGGCAGCCCCAGGCACCCTGAAGAGGAGGAGTGAGGGGTGAAGGCAAGTGAAGGCAATACCCCTATCCTCGCTATACGCGCGCGCACGCGCGTGGGCCGATAAGATCGTGTCCCTAAGCGTGGTGTAACTGGCGGTGGGACACCGCGTTGGCCGGCAGGAGCCGGACTGGTCAGCTGGCGATAGCCGGAAGGCTGACG